CGAAAGAAAGGATTAGAGCTACTCGCTAAAAGAGACGAGCTAATCAATAAATTACAAAAAGAAAAAGTAGAGCTAAACGAACAATACGACGATCAACTCTGGCAGTTAACCGACAAAGCTAAAGAGGTCGCCAAAGAAGCAGATCAAAGCAAAGCTACTCTTGATGCTATGAGTGGTATGTTTGGTCTTAACGCTGTATTTTGGGGATTAAAGAAGTTCTTTATTAGTGCAATGACCGCAATTATTATATTTGTTGTTGTATTCGTTTTGTTAAGAATATTGGCAAGTGTACATCCAGCAGCGGGTGCAGCATTTAGTATATTCAATATGATTGGTTCTGGATTATTAAGTTTGGTTAAAGCATTAACACCAAAAGCATTTGAATTGGCTAATTTTACTTCAAAAGACAAAGTTGATGAATTCAAGTCTCCACTTGTTAAAATAGTTGATGTAATTCAAGAACTAAAAGAAAAACAAAAAGAATCCCCAGACAAAATATATCCATTGAATGATGTATTGAAAAGATTTGATAAAGAAATGGATAGTTCTGAAAAAGAATTGATTGATGATATTTTAAAAGAACAAAAATGGATTAAATAAATTAATATTAATATTTATTATATAATTGTTTTAGATTGTTAACTAGTGTTATGTGTTAATAAACTAAATACGATTATGGATACAAATACAGCACACGTAATATCTCAACAGGTACTAGAATCAACCGCACAAGATATGACAGGCAAATATGTCTGGATGTTTGTAGCGGGGTTAGTAATTTTGATATTTAAATCAAGCATTGAAAAGTTAGCATCAGCGCTTTTCATGTTTATCGGAAGTGATTATAAAGAAGATGACGTTGTATACATCGATGGTAAACCCGGCAGAATTGTACGCGTGGGTTTAACTAAAACAGTTTTTTTCATATATGATATAGTAGACGGTAAAGTTGCAGGTGGTAGTAAATTAGTTATTCAAAATGAAAGATTAGCAAGTCTAAATATAGAGAAACCTCTGCCCCAATTAGATTTGTCTCGTTTCAAAAAAGACTAATATACTAATTAAACCATGGCTATTAACATTTTTACCCACATTAGAAGAGGTCTATACGATAACGTCTGCAACTGTATAGAAAAAGAAAAAGTAGATGTCAATCAAAGAGATGATGACACTGGCAATCCACCGCTGGTTGTTGCAGTAGAAGAAAATCAAATAGAAATAGTCAGATTACTATTAAATCACGGCGCAGATCCTAATTGCAAAGATTGGACCAGTAAAAATACCGCATTGGATGTAGCTGAACAAAAAGGTTTCAAACCTATTGCAGAAATATTACAACAACGAGGAGCAAAATATAGCAGTGGTAGTAGTTTCCATTTGGCTGCAAAAAATGGCGATATCGTTTCTATCGAAGAAATGTTAAACAAAGGTTGTGATATCAATGAAGTTGACGCTGGTAAAGGTTGGACTGCACTACATTATGCTGTAAATTATGGACAAAAACACTTGGTTGAATATCTGATTATAAGAGGCGCTGATGTTAACAAGAAAGATTTCTTGGGTAAAAACAATCCTATTGACGTATTATCCAATACCAATAGAGGTGATGTTGTTAAATTGTTGAATAAATACGGTGCTAAATCCGCAGGTGGTACTAGTATTCATTTCTGTGCGGAAACTGGTGATTTTGAAGGTGTACAATCATTTTTTGATAAAGATGGTAAAGTCAATGGTAGAGACGAAAAGAACGGATGGATGCCACTACATTACGCCGTTAACGCTAACGATGTTGATATGGTAGAATTTTTGGTACATTTAGGTGCGAATGTTAACGGTGCGGATTTTAAAGGTGAAATTGCTCCATTAGATTTGGCATTTAAGACGGGTAATGTAGAAATGCAAACATATCTACAATCCAAAGGCGCTTTAAGAAAGAAAAAACACGATATTGGTAGTGGTGGTGGAAAAGATGTAAACATATACATCACAGATGAAGTTAAAAAGCAAATTGCATTGTTTGTTGAAAAACGCAATCGTGAAGAAGCTGCAATAAAGAAACACGAAGAAGAACAAGCAGCAAAAGAACCAAAAAAGAAAGATGCACCAGCAAAGAAGATTAACTGGAAAGATTTCTTGAAACTTAAAGATATTCCAGTGGTAGAAAAGAAAGAAGAAAAGAAAGTAGAAGTTGTTAAACCTGTCAAACAAATAGTCAAGAAAGTTGAACAATTTGATGTAGAAGTCAAATCTGGTATATTACAATTAGACATAGAACAAGAAGGTTACATATTCTTTATGGACATTGTTGCTTATAGCAAGAAAACAACAGATGAACAAAAGAAGGCTTGTAAAGATTTGGGTACATTGGTTAAGTCTACAATGCAATACAAAACTGCTAATGCTCTTGAAAAGTTAATTATATTACCTACTGGCGACGGTATGGTATTGGGATTCTTTACTTATTTAGAAGATGCAATGAATTGTGCTATTGCTATAGCTAAGGCAGTAAAGGATAGACCAGATTTACAAATGAGAATGGGTGTACATTGTGGAACTGTAATACCAATGGAAGATATTAACGGCAATCTCAATATCAGTGGCGACGGTATCAATTATGCTCAAAGAGTAATGGATGCAGGTGAAACTAATCATTTGTTGGTTAGTTCAGCCGTAATGTTAAAATATGATAGACCACCATATGTATTAGTGAATGATTTAGGCGATGTGGTTGTAAAACACGGTGTAGTGATGCACTTGTATAGTTTACACAGTAGTGACTTTGGCAACAAAGCATTTCCATCAAGTAGAGTAAAAAAAGCAGAACCAACAACAAATAAACCAGTATGAGAGTAATGCCTTTGGTAAGACAATATCATCCAAGTATTGTTAACACAGATTTGGATGTATATAAGATAAAAGATAGAGTAATGGCTGCGCCTATAAATAATCATCCAGATCCATATCAGATAATTGATAGATTTGGTATAAATCAAATTAACCCTACTAAGATAAAAACAGTGGTTTATAATTCCAAGGGTCTTTTTTACATAATATAAATCTTGACAGGTAGAGTTATATTGTTATAATGAAATAATGTCGGAGTATTTTGACCCTACATTAATTTACCTCAAAAGTATCAATAAGAATGTTGCAAAAACTCTTATTGAAAAGAACCATTATACACACAAGTGGTCTCTTTGTACTGTAGCTTATGGAGTTTACTATAAAGAATATGTAGAGAGTACATTCTTTGGTGGTTTTAACGAACGATTAATAGGTGTATTAGTATATGGAAACGCCGTGGGTAGAAATGCAAGTACCAGCATATCTCCACTACTTACTAATGATAATGTGTTGGAATTAACAAGATTGTGGATAGCAGATGGATATGGTAAGAATATAGAAAGTTATTGTATAGCTGAAAGTTTTAGATTATTAAATACTGAATATCCCCACATCAAATGTATTCTTAGTTATGCGGACAGTGAAGCTGGACACGCTGGAACAATATATCAAGCAACTGGCTTTCTATATCAAGGAGATAACTATGTAGATATCGCTATAATGCCTAACTATAGTGTTAGTTTAATTGGTCCGAATCAATATGAGTGGATACATAGCAGAAGTGTATATGCACGTTGGAAAACACACAGTGTAGATAAACTAAAAGAACGTATTGGTAGAACATTTTGGCGTAAACGAGAAAGTGGCAAACACCGTTATATCAAGTTTATTAGTAACAAGATAGAAAACAAAAAGCTAACTAAATCTCTTAAACATAAAACATTGCCATACTTAAAAAGTACATCTTTTAAAGAAGAAGTTCAAGAAATAGTTGTAGAATCTACCAACCAATTTTTTGAATAATGCAAGAAAAAACCCCAACTTTCGTTGGGGTTTTTGAGTTATTTTATTTCTACTAATTATTATACAGTGTCGAGATCACCGATAATAACTTTTCCATAAAATTCGGGTCTGACGACCTTCTTAGCGTAGCGGGTCATTACACCTCTACGTGGAGTGAAGTTCACTGGATCATAGACCAATGGAGTTTGGATTAGTGGGATATATGGAGCATATACAGCACCGGTTTCTAGGAAGTTGTTTCCACGGAAACCAACCAATACAACGTTATCGGTCATATATGGGTTCTTGTAAACTTGGAAGCGAGAAGCAAAGCTACCAACGCGGCTTACGCCCATTGCGAACTTAGCTTGATCACCATCAGTGTTTACTACATATCCTGGAATTGATTCTAGGATAGTTGCAACGTCTGGACTTACGACCAAGAAGTTTGCACCACCACGTAGGGTCAATTTTTGGATTGTGTTAGATACCTTTTGGATCTTGTTTCCAAGAGTTTGGAACCAAGTGCTCTTTACGTAAGCAGTACGGTTTGGTGAAGCGTTTGCATTACGTGTGAAGATTGCTTCACCAGTAGTTGCGCTCAATCCCTTGCTGAATTCAACACCGATTTGGGCGGACCAAGCTTCGGTAGTTACGCCTTGAACGGATTCGTTCAACATGTCTAGGATTTCAAGATCGATTTCCATAGATACATATTCACTCAATAGAGCAGTCAATTCTGCTTCTGCGTCGATAGAGTGATATGCGTTCAAGTCTTGAGCCAATTCTGGGGTCCAGACTGCTTTCAACTTACGGGTCTTAGCAACGATTGGTTCGCTGTTTAGTACCAAGTTTACTTCTGGGATACTGATATCAGTATCGATGCTTTGGGTAGCAACGTTACCAGCTTGACCGGAACCTTCACCTGGAGTCTTACCAGCTTCGAAGTCACCACGTAGGTTGTCAGTAGGTTGTAGGCTATAGATCAATTTAGCAGTAGCTGCAAATCCTGAGTTAGAAGCAGATACGACGTAGATTGATTGATAGAATGGATCACCCAAACTACCAGTGTTAATTGCTTTGCTATAAGTATTCAATACCAAACCATTAGAAGCAAGAGCTGTTGGTGTTGCACTTCCTTGGATCAAGTTGAATGAACGTACTGCGTTCAAGTCAGCATTGTATACATATCCGTTTGCGGCAATACCAGAGGTATTGTCGTCGTGGTTCAAAATAACTTTGAACAACTTCTTAGCAGCTACAGATGCGCTCAATTCAGCAGCAAATTGAACGTCGTTCCATGATGCTGTTTGAATTGTGTTACCGATTGAGGTTGCACCTGCTGTCTTTGTCAAAGTAATAGCAGAGCTACTTACTGGACGAATTGAATAAGCAAAAGCACCTTGACCGTATAGACCACGTACTGCGTCATCGGTAGAACCCAACTTCTTACCTGTACCACCGAACAAGCTGTCGTTCAATTGCTTACCTGCACGGGTAGTCTTGGAACTACCATTGTTCAAGTTACGCAAATCTTGGTTTGGATCGGTTGTACCATACTTGAAGTCTAGATAGAAGATTAGACCCGATGGTAGGTTCATTGGTTGAACGCTTACGAATTCCTTCGCAGCGATTTCAGCGAACACACGGCGAACCAATGGAAGAGCTACGCCAGCCCATTGTTCAGAACTGGTAGAAGTACCAGTTGTGGTTGCTTCGTCAAGCAATTGTTTTGCTTGGTTTTCCAATAGGATTGACATGTGTGCCTTTTCGACACCAGCGCAACCTTCTAGAAGGCCTGTTTTTTCCCATTTGGATTGTAGTCCACGTGTTTCTGCCATCAATTTGGCCTGTGGATTCATATTGTTTGTCAATAGACTCTTTACGTCCATACTCATATATTTGTTTCTTTCTTTATTAATTACTGTTAGGTTTTTACTCGCAAACTAATTTTACTTCTTGATTCCTGCGAGTTTTTGGAATCTTGAAGTCATCACATCAGCTTGAGGTTCTACAATGGTAGAGTCAGGCTTTGTTGATGATACTGGTTTGCTTGCCAAACCTTCGGTGATAGTTTGAGCAGTTGTATTTGTCTTTTTCTTGACAACTGATGCACCGGAATTAATTGATTCGGCTAAAACTGTATATGCCAACTTGACTTCACGAATATTCTTGGTCAAGTCGAAAGTGTTGATGATCTTAAGTTTTTGATCTTCGGTCAAGCTCTTACCCTTGAACAACTTGTTGGTATAAAGCAACTTAGCATTCAATAGGTTGGTTTCTGCTAGAACACCCTTCATGAACTTTACAGTACTTAGGGATTCAGCGAGTTGTTTCTTTAGAGCTTCGTTTTCTTCGTTGATAGCAACTAAAGCTTCTGCCATTTCGTCAGCAGTAACTCCGTCTTCTTCACCTTCAGCTACTGGAGAAGGAACTTGTCCTACTACTGGAGCTGGAGCTGGAGTTGGAACTTGTGTTGGATCAGCAGGAGCTGGAGCAGCAACTGGAGCTGTTGGAGCAGCAGCTTCTTCTTCTTCTAGTTCTGCTAGAAGTTCGTCCAAACTAACTTCGTCCATATCACCTGATTCTGGTGCTTCTTCAGCAGCGCCTTCTGCGGATACTTCACTTTCCAATTCAGCTAGAATTTCGTCTAGTTCTTGGCTTGTTACTTCAGCGCCTTCTTCTACTGCGGTTTCTTCTTCAAGAGTTACATCAAATTCTTGCTTTCCAGCAGGAGTTGTACTTTTGTTTGCAGATGTAGATGGTTTTACAGGATGTTGTTTAGAAGCAATATTGCTATCGTCTTTACCGATGTTTGAAGATGCAAGCTTTTCATCAATCTTGCCTTCTTCTTCAGTGGCTTCTTCAGCCATTTCTTCCTTGAGTTTGTCTGCGAACATTTCTTTCATGCTAGCAGCAAAGTTTTCTTCAAGGAAAGTTTTTGCATTTGCCAAAGCTGTTTCACGTACAGCCTTTGCGTCTGCAATGCTTTCTTTTAATAGATCGCTCATAATTATATTTTGCCTTTCTTATTGTTATTTGTTGGTGAAGCTATTGAAGAACTCCAAAGAAGATAAATTGATATGACATCAAAGAATGATGTATTTGAATAATAAATATAATATAAAATGGAAATAAATAAAAATATTTTATATTTATTGATATATGCCTGCAAAAAGTGAAAAACAAGCAAGACTTTTTAGACTAGTAAGAGCTCTACAAAAAGGTAGAGTTAAACAAAAAGAAGTTTCCCCACAAGTTCGTAAAATGGCACGTACTATTAAACCAAGTAGTATAAAGCATTTTACTAAAGTGAAAGAAATTATTCAAAGACTAAAAGAAAGTGAATATAGCTTGGGTAAAATTAAAAAAGTTAGTGGTATAAGTTTTAAAAAGCATTTGTCTAAACAAGTTGGAGTACCATTTGATTTGAAAGAATTGCAAGTATTTCAAACCAAAGAAAATGGATTCAGCGGATTTGGAAAAACAAAATTTAAAGAAAATAAAAGTACCAATGAAATTTCTACTGAAATCAATAGTAACGGTACCAATAAAAAATATGTTTTTAAAAAGTTGGTAGACAACGAAGATAAACAACATAAATACGCTTGTATTATTCAAAGAACATTTCCAGATAAACCAGACAAAGAAATATTAGATCTACTAAGTAACAGTTTTGACAATGAAAATCTTGCAGAAAAAACTAAAACACTAGCCGATTTTATCGACAGAATTAATACAACATTAGGATCAATGTAATATTATGCCATATAATTTCAATCCAAATTTTAACAGACACATAAATCAACCCAAGGATAATTACAAAAATATCAAAAGAAAGGGTGATGAGAATCCATATTCTAACCCAGACGTTCGTGCGATGAATAATAATTATAACAACCACAAAAGTCCAAAGTTGATTAATTTTTTAAACAACGATAACTTTGAGGAAGATATTAAAATATATAAGTTGGAAGATTTGGATCATCCAAATGGATGGAACTTTTCAGAGTTGGATATGTTAGGCGAAATGAATTTCAGAATCGATGATGACTATAAAATGTTTTCTGAAATTGAAATTCCAGCTTTACAATTGGAAAATGAAAAAGTAAAAGCCTTCGTCTATAAAACTGACGAAGGATATGTTTTGGAAACTAATAGAAGATACGTATTTGAAACGTTCAATAAAATGTTAGAATATATCGATTCTATTCCAATGAATCGATACTAACTTAACTTTGTTGATTTTGTGTTTGATAAGATTGTGGAGCTTCATTGATTGGATCCGCAATTTCAAAATATCTTTCTAAACGACGACCAACTTCTTCATACAACATTTCAAGTTGTTTTTCAATAGCTTTCATCTTTTGAGCTTCTTCATACATCTTTGCGGCATCACGTTTGATTTCTTTCATGTCACGCTCTACCATTTTAGCTTCCATCCAATCTCCACATTCTTTCAAAGCATATCTTTCGGCTAAATTGACAGCTTCCATTATTTTTTGTGCGGTTTCATATACACTGTCTGTTTTCAAACCCTTACGATATTCGTTGTATGATTTGATCGTTTCAACCATATTCTTCTTCTCATAAACGGTAAGAGGAGTATATGCGTGTTCAGTAGAATTTTCTAGTAAATGTTTTAATTTCATACTTTATAAATATTATAGTTCTGATAGAATGTTGTGGATAATTCTTTCAACATTACTATATGGGTTAATAATTGTTTTATGTTGTTCAACACTTTCATTAATCTTTCCTTGTGGATACATAAAAGCTCCTTGAGTACTTGGATTGCTTACAAAGTCAAATGCAATTAAATCAAAATCATCTTGAACAACGTCTGCACCTTCTCTCATATCTTTCTTAACACTGCCTAATCCACGACTACTGATACCCAAAAGAATTCCAGATTGTAATAAATCTCTTAAAATATTACCACTTGGAGTGGGTAAAATTTCTACTGTTCCGACTAGATCTTTACCATCCCAACCCATATCTGTGATGTTGTGACTAACATTCTTTAAGTTAACAACGGATGATTCTGGATGATCTAATTCTCCCATTGCACGACGTTGTTTTACAAAGTTTTGCATGTACTTTTCAGCTTCTCTTTTTAGTACATCTACTGGATATACACGGCCGTTTTGATTTTTTGCATCAGCACGTTGTAATACTCCACTAACGAGTAGTTTTCCGTCCTTAAGTGACTCATTTAAAGCGGACTTTTTAAACTCAAATGGCATTACATCGATTAATACTTGTTTCATGTTATTGTTTTGGTTGTGTAGAAGGTTGTTGTACGGTACCAGTTTCTGGTTGAGTAGGAGATTGATCCTCCTCATCAGATGTAATAGTATTTGTTGGAGTAGCCGATTGTTGAGGTTCTACCAATGCTTTTGATTTAGCTACTTGATATTTATCCTTTGGCTTCAAATTATCAGCGTTTCCTAGAACTTTAATTTTAAATCCTGGTTTAATAAAGAATTTAGCAACTTTCTGTTTATTTTCTTCACGGCCTATAATTATAATTACATATCTATCGTAATAATAATCTATAGCTACTCCAGTAACATTAATTGTGTAATCAGCTTCAGGTTGTTTGTATCCTTTACTAGCTCTTACAACAATCTTTTTACCTAAAATTTTGTCTTGAATAGTTTTTTGTAAATTATTCTTTAACACTTCGGTACTATTCTTTAACTTTGTATCAAATGATGTAAAATCAGGTAATACATCGTAACTTTTAATATCAACTGTTGGATCAACTTTTACGTTTTGTTTAGGCGGTTGTTGAGATGGATTTGTCGCTGGAACAGGTTGTTGAACTTGTTGGCCTTCTTGTTCATATTTCAAACCATTAAATCCTTCGGTAAATGGTAAACTACCTTGTTTATACCCAACCAAATTTGGATCCATATCTGGATCGTTATGTTGAACCAATCCGTGTTCATCTGTATAAGTATCTACTGGTTCTATATTAAAAGCAGGAGTTGCATATGCAGGTTGACTATACATCTGATTTTCTAATTTATAACCAGGACTTCTTTTTACTGGTTTAGCTAATTTATAACCAACTTGTGTATAAGTATCTGGTCTTGCGCCTTTTCTAGAAAAAGCAAATGGAGTTCTCGCTGCGTCTCCTCCAACAGCGACCGGTCCAGATGCAACTGCGCCAGTACCAGTGGTACTAGCTTCGTTTTTAGCTCTTAATTTGCTTAAGAGTTTCTTAATCTTGAGTTTTAAGTGTGGCTTCATTCTTTAACTTGTCGATTTCTTCAACTAATTCATAAGCGTTTAACAATGAAGTTAATTGATTTTCTTTTACTACACCTACAACATTTTTATTAGAAAATTGATTAACTACTTCGGTTATCTTAATTTTTACTATATCAGAATTAATTGTTTGAAGATTTTCTTTTAGAATGAGACTTACTCTTTTATACTCTTCGTTGACAAATTTAGTAAATTTGTTTGAATTACTAATATTTGTAATGTATTCTTTAAGTAGTTTCTTTTGTGCTGGTAACAAATTACTATACTTAGTATTGAAATTTTCGATCAAGAATTTATAGGCTAATAATCTTACTTCTGCACTTTGACTTCCATAAACATCCAAACTTTCTTCTCCACTCTTCTTTTCTTTAATTAGATTTTCAACAACGTATTCTCTAGATTCTAATAATTCTTCAACATCAAATTTGACTTCTTGTTCAGCTTGGTTTTCAAATAATTTATATACCGAAGCGTATAATTTATAATTTGGAATTTTGTTCTTTAAAAATTCATCAATATTATATTTCTCTTTTATTTCTTTAATAATATTATACTTTTGTTTATTCAATTCACGTTCGTCCAGTTTTGATCGTGTCTGCAGTACTACGTTCAAAATACGGTCGGCAGAATTTGCATCTTTACTGGATTGTTGAAGTATGAAATTATATAATTGTGCTTCTTTACCAAGTTCTTTACTTTCGTGGAAGTATTTAAACATTAAATTTTTAGTAAACGATTCATCTCTACCCGCCAAAATATCCGCAGTTATTTGGCGAGTAAGAAGCTCAAACAATATTCCAGCATTCTTGAATTTTGAATGTTTTGCTTTCTTGTGCATATTATTATTATTTATAAATATAGATCAACTATGTAAATATATAGGAATTGTGTTATTCTTTTATATTTATTTCGTCCATATAAGATTTTTCATCACCTTCTCTCAAAATTTTCTTTTCATCTTCAACTGTATTTAACATATCACTTAAACCTCTAAGTGATTCCAATGATAGAGGAGATTTGTTTTTGTATTTATGTGTTACGGATAAATCGGACGTTCTATTATTTTCTAAGCCGCCTAGTGGGTCTTCTCCGAATGGATATTTACCAGCATCCTTTCTTCCGGTTTGATCTCTTTCTGCTAATTTTGCTGGCGGTTCACTGGGTTTGCTTTCTTTATCAGTTGGCTTGTTCTCACCGGGTGGTTTTTCAGTTGGTGACGATGTATCAGCTGCTTCTGTGTCAGCTGATCCATCTTCTGGTACTGCTCCAGTGTCTCCTTCACCTTTGTCTTTAGATTGTAAGAATTTAATTGCTGGATCGTTACCTTCTTCTTCAATCTGTTTAAATCTATATGTGCCTTTAGCATCGTCAACTAATTGCTTTTGCAAATCAATCATATCTTGGTCACTTAAACCAAAGACATTTTCATAAATCCATTTTTTACTGAAGAATTTATTTTCTTGCATGTCTTTGGAGACTTCAACTTTACTCTTCCAAACATCAATCTTTTCTTTTTCAAAGATAGTAGATGGATTTGTCAATTCTAGTGTAAAGTCTACCAATGATTCATCACGATATCCTTGAGAATATAAGTGAATAACCGCAATCTTATTCAATTCACTAACAATAATTCTTTGAATACGTTGAATTGTACGTGCAAAACGAATATCTTCTGCTGCCAATGTAGCTTTACCACTTAAACTTTCGTCGTAACCTAAGAATGCTTTTGGAATCTTGAGTGCTGCCATCATCTTATTACGAAGATATTCAATGTCGTCTGTGCCTGTCCATTCAAGACCTGGCAAATTATCAATACTAGTACCGCTGTCACTGCCACGAACTGGCAAGAAAAAGTCCTCTACCATGTTTTGTAGATTAAAACGTAAGTTATAATCGCCGGTTTGTTGATCCAAATATGGAGTCTTTTTCATTTGGTTCATTATTCGTTCCATATGATTGTCAACTTCATTTGGAGGAATATTACCGATATCAACTTTGAAAATACGTTTTTCGGGAGCACGCATGATACGATGAATTAACATTGCGTCTTCCATCAAACTCAATTGTTTCCAAACACGACGAGCGCCTTCCAACATACTCTTACCATATGGTAAAAAGTTACTGTCACTCAACAATCTAAAATGTGCAATTTGGTAGTTTTCTAAGTCTTCAAGTTTGTTTCCATAGGGAAGATTAACTTGGAATTTAACGAAATTTTTATTGGTCAAATGTGCATTTTCTACACGGGTTACATAATATGTACTCAAAGGTTCAACCAAATACACACCATACTCAGGACTAATATGTAAACGAAGATAAAAATCTCCATATTTAACCATGCAGCGAGTCCAACTCCAAAGATTGAATTCAATATTTAGAATATCATAGAATAGGTTATGAAGAATATTCTTGATTTCATCATTAGTAGACTTAATCTGCAAAATATCACCCATTTCATTTCGTGTTGTACATTCATCTGCATAAATGTCTAATGCAGATGCAAGAATTGGATCCATATCCATTGTATCATAATCACGAAATAGTTCTACACGACTACTTTGATATGATAGATTGAAATCTCTTGTATATTGATTGTATGAAGTTGTACGTAATCTATTAAAACGATCTCTTAAACTATTACGATCTGTAGCGTATTGAATCTCGTCGGTATCTACAACTTTTAGTTTCTTACCGCCAATATTACGAACAATTACATCATTTGAAAACAAACGTTTCAAACGTGCAAATAATGAACGGTTTCTTAATTCCTGAAATGATTGATCTGACATATATTATTTTAATATATAAGTATTTACAACAACCAAGTTAAACTTTCTTTTTTATCGTTTACCGTAAAATCCATCGTCTTGTGATGGTCAGCAACACGACTCACATCCTTTTGAACGGTAACAGGACTTGTTACTTTAGATATTTTAGAAATCATTGCTTTGTTATAAGCTATTTGATCATTTCTAAGTCTCAATGCGGTTTCACGAACCCACAAACCAATACCCATAGACATTACCAAGTCATCGTTATAACCTCTCATCGCTTCTGCTTTAGGTCCGTTCCATATAAATACATTTAATTCCTCAAACAATCTTTTAGACTTCATAATCACTTGTTTTTGTCTAAAAAATAACTCTAAATTACTTACTATTAACGGTCTATTTTTACTGGTTGTAGTAAATCCAGCTACTAATTTTTTATCTTGTGTATTTAACTTATTACTATACGACTTCTCCACATCTACAATGGTAAGATCTGTTGCACTATAAAATGTATTTTGATAATCTCTATCTATTATCTGTTGAAGTGTTCCCCAACCTACGTTATTATTTTCTACAACCAATAAAGCATTGTTATATTCGGTTGCAACAGTCACCAATAAATTACCATAATCTTTGGTTGTTAGTTGACCTCTATATTCAGCAACTTGTTCCATCGTCTCAATATCGATAACATGAAATGCACTAAAATCTCCACCATCTCCTCTTGCACAGTCTGCTGTTAATAGATAATTTTTACTATAATTAGGATAATCCCATATCCATAAATCTTGATTATTACCACGCTTTTCTACGGGATCTTTTATATAGGTCTGTTTATAAAACTCAAGAACATCTACACTCACAACTTGATTACCTGATGTACTAAAATCACAATTATGTGAAACAATTCCGTCTACATTAAAAACATTACCGCCGGAGACGTTTACTATATCATATAAATCAATGGGATTTTCGAATTTTTCTATCGTTATGACAACTACATCTACACCATTTGCTCCCGATATTTTTGATCCGATTTTGATATCGTGAGATCGCAGTACTGAATTTTTATATATAAAAGGATGATTGTCCGAACATTTTATTATTTTGCCATTACTCAATAATATTTTATAGTAACAATCCTTTTTTATTTTTCTGATTCCAAAAAAATCTTGGTAACCTGTTGGAGTCAAAATTTGAAACTTAGTATTTAGTTTAACATTTGAATCGATCATATGTCTATTGTAAATAGTTTACACCCTAACAAATTTTTAATTTCAGTTTCTCTTTGGAAATCTCTTTGTTTCAATTTACCATTTTTATAGTGTCGTTTTTCGTATAATTCTCCGGAATACAATTTTTCTAAAGAAATGTCAAATTCTTTTCCTGATGTTTTATCTCTGACTCTAATCGTAGACT